ATGAAGAAACTCTTAAAAAACAGCATTATTCAATGCTTAATTTTGCTTATTTTTGTTTTATTACTACATATCTCTCTAGGCTATATACTACGTTTTTTTTATGTTCTCACTTTTACTGCATTTCTTCTATGCTTATCTGGTCGTTTTAAAAAAATCTATTCTATTTGTATAATTTTATTATCAATAATTGGTGCTATTTATACGCCTATCGGCTTAAAATATGGTTCTCCTAATATTAATTCTGTAATTTCAGTTTTTTATACAAATACGAATGAGACTTTAGAATTTATTCAAACCCTTTCGCCTATAAATATAATATATAGTTTATTGGTTGTTATATTTGGTTTACTCAGCTTAAAAGTTAGTATTTTTATTAAAAATAAACCCTCTATTTTCATTATTTTTATTTTTATAATGACGAGTATTACTTGGCCAATAAAAGACCTGATAAATAATGGTACCTATAACTTTGAAGCAAAATTACCAATACTGCGTTTTTTTAGTGATATAAAAAAACATTATGATAGTGTAAAAATAGAAAATAAGTGGATCAATACAGAACTGAATAAGAAAGATAATTGGCAACCTATTAATAATACAAAATATAATAATTATATCTTAGTTATTGGAGAGAGTGTTAGGCGAGACTTTATGCAACGTTATGGTTTTTCTATAAAAAACACACCATTTCTAGAAAAAAGCCCGGTTATTCAATTTAATAATTATATCTCGGCAGCACCTTCAACACTACTTTCGCTTCCTCAATCTTTAACAGTAAAAAATAAAAATACTCATGAGCTTGAGTTACCAAACAATATTATCACTCTAGCTAAAAAAGCGGGTTTAAATACTTTTTGGTTTTCAAATCAAGGTTCTATAATTGGTTCAGACTCAATTATTTCCACCATAGGAAAAAGAGCAGATACCTATCATTTTTTAAGCAAAGGCGATTATCATAATAATGGTCTCACAACCGATAATGATTTATTACCTGATATTAAGAAAGCTCTTTTCAATTCTAATGGAAAAACCAATCTCATTGTTGTGCATTTAATAGGCTCTCATTCACAAGCGTGTGCTAGAACACAAGGTAAATATGATGAATTTTTTCAATCAACCGAATTATCTTGCTATGTTCAAAGTATCAAAAATACAGATAAGCTATTAGAAAATATTGTAGATATATCAAATAGCACAGGGAAATCATGGTCTTTACTTTATTTCTCCGACCATGGGCTATCTTATGAAAATAAAGGTAAAAGTTATGCAAAATTAGCTCATGACGACAAATTTAAACAGAATTTCGAGGTACCTCTTTTTATCCTATCCAGTGATAGCAAAGAAAAAATAAATATAACCGAAAGAAGAAATGGCCGATATTTCATGTCACTTTTCTCTGAATGGACGGGTATCACTGACTCAAAAATCCCTAACTATTGCCATATGATTTCTAATGATAATTGTTCTGACCAAAATACAGTTATAAACTTTCAAAAAGAAGAAATTGATTATAATCTGCTACCAGAAGACAAAATCAATTAACCACATTATATAGCTCTCTTAATAAAGAGAGCTATTATTTACTCTATCCAATCGATAGCTTTCAAAATATTATATTTTTATATTTAATTATTATATAATTATGTAACCTTATATTGATGAATGTGATTGCAACTCATGAATGTCTTAATCCCTAAGCAACTAGGACATATATGGATAGGCCCTAATCCTAAACCAACTCAATGGATGAACACATGGGAAAATAAACATACGAATTGGAAATACACTGTTTATGATAATAATTTTTTAAATAATTATCATTTCAAAACACGAAATCTTATTGAGTTCTATTATAAACTAGGCCTATATGCTGGTGTCGCTGACTTAATGCGATATGAAATCTTATACGAATTTGGTGGATTTATTCCTGAAGCAGATAGCATCTGTTATCATAATACAGATGAATTATTTACAAAAAAGCAAGCCTATACCGTATATGAAAATGAGTTTATTCGAGGAAATTTGGTTGCACCTATTTATGCATGTGAACCTAAAAATGAATTCGTTGGACAATTAATAAATGAATTACTGCAATTAACACCTTTAGACTTGGATTATCCTTGGATATCAACAGGAAATTTTTTTGTAGCCAAGATGATTCAAAAATATAATCCAGACATCACAATTTTTCCATCACACTATTTTAATCCTATTCATTATGAAGGAATAGTGTATAACGGTGATGATAAAGTTTATTCAAAACAACTATTTGGCTCTACTTCATCGAAATATAGAAAAAGTATTAATCCCATTAATATCTTTAAAGCTAAACAACAGAAAAAAATGAGGAAAATTTTTCTTAATAATATTTCAAAAAGAAAAAAGGAAAATTTTTCAATTGATTTTTAAACAATTAAAAATTATTAAACTCCATAAAATAATTAAACAAAAGAACAAAAAAAAGCCCCTCTCCAGAGGGGCTGCAAAAGACAGGGATGGTGTCCGAAAATAGAATTTAACTATTTGTTTTTATTGAATTCTAATAGTACACCGTCCACCAACTGTCCACTTCGACCATTATTGATAATAAAACTTAGCCCCTCACCGAGGGGTTATTTAAAATTCATTGTTACAACCCATAAACTAGGAATTTGATTGTTTTTCTTTGAAATAATATCCAATGATAAAACCAAGTGATGTACCTAGAGCAGTAATAATTATAGATAGTACTTTTTCTAATTCTAATGGTTTAAGATAATCAACAGGGTTCTCTACGCCAGCAGCTTTCAACTCCAAAACCCATGACACAACTCTTCCATTATAAAACCAAACAAAAATAGCAAATAAAATCAATAGCCCAAAAAAACCACCTAGGAACACCAAAGTTAGTAAACTTCTAGTTTCCCCTTCCTTTTTAGCTACATTACTCAAAGTAATTTCTTCTGACTTAGCTTGGCTATCAGCGTTTTGATTAGCTTTTTCTAAAGAATCTAAATAATTATCTAGCCCCATCACTTCATCATATTCAAGAGGATCCATATTACAATTCCTCTTTCAATTTCGTCAGCTTTTTTATCGCATTACCATAATCATTTATTAAGGAATCATTATATTTCTCAATAGAGTCTAAACAAGATTTGATTTCCACACCAAACTCATTCGACAAAGTACTCTTAAATTCTTTTATTTCTACCTTATCATCCTTCACTGAGTTTAATCTTAAAAGTATTTTTGCATAAAGCCGAAGGTTGCTCCTTACAACTTGTTGTGCATTTTCTCTATATTCAGAGAGTTCATTACCTATCTGGGTTATGTCATCTTTATTTGACATAGCAAGTCACCACCTGTATTACATGATTAAATCGGCTTATTAAGATAATTTTTCCTATCTGTAATATTTTACCACTCTTTTTTATTTCTAAAATCTACTATAAAGTACGCTCACAATAAAAAATATCTAATAGATTGATATTAAATGTCTATTTCCATTATAACTACATATTAACAAATCAGAAGGAAGTTCTTTATCTTATATTCTACCTAGAAGCCAAACTTTAGCCTTAATGTCTTGACTTTTCTTCCTCAGTACAATTCAACGTAAGGTTATTTTTTAAACTAGCTCTGCCACCCCTTCCATATCAACTCCACTTAGTTTGGTAAGAGCTTTATACTGTTTATTTTTTGTGCGTTTATCTTTATTTTATTAAAAAACAAAAGGATAATGAGAATTTCCTGCTAATATATACTACTAATTGTAGCTCATCCATAGGAGTAAAAAGTGAATTTTAAAAATCAAGCATATAAAGACTTAGTTCAAGATTTGATCAGCGACGCTTTTTATCTTGAATCAAGATCAAATAGGGGAAAAATTGCCACTATTCGACAATATGCAGAAATTGTTATTCGAAAACTAATAGACTTGCCTCCAAATGAAAAAGTGACTCTAGGTGAGCATGAAATAGTAAAAAAATTAAAAGATAAGACTGAAAATGATAAGCAGATAATGTGCTCTCTTCGTAAGCTACAAACTCTTGGGAATAAGTGTACTCATACACAAACTCTCGGCCCTATTTCAGATGATGATGTGAAGTCAGCAATTAATGCATTATTCAATCTCTACGCTGGCTTGTTTGTATTGTATTTTAAGAAATACTCTTTTGGTTCAAATGCAGAAGTTGTAACTGCTTTTTCTATTTTACCTCCAATTATCAGATACATTGTTCTTGATAACCTATACAACATTGATAAAAACAATCTTCTAGTTATTGATAAACTTTGTTTAGTTCTACTCAAAGCGTTTGATAAAAACAATGCATTGAAATGGATTAATGATAGGAAAGAAGACCTTTCAAACACTCTGCCATATACACCAGAAGCAATTGCAGAAATTGAAGAAACTTATGGGAAAGATTGTGCTGAACAGGTTGTAGCTAATGCCCCTAAAAATATGTACGTTTGTTGTTTAGAACGACTAAATAGAGTATCGCAAACTTTGGAGGCACAAGGACTACTTTATAATAACTTTGAACAAGCCAAACCTCTTTACTTAGAAAAAGGTATTCTTGATACTAATACACCAGAGAATTCAAAGTTTAACGACATAATGGATTTTGTATATCTTGGACGACAAGCAGAAGATAACGAAAAACTAAAGAATCAGCATCTTTACAATACATTGATGTAGTTAAAGATTATATTAAAGACAGATCTTCAAAAGACTGTAATTAAGCAAATTTTTAATGAATGTTAAATGTAATTTAAATAATATAATTATTCATATAAACAACGCCCGGAACCCTCCGGGCATTTTCATCAAATCGCTAATGCCTGCTGGCAACACTTATCAATATGTAGCTCTACCCGTTCAATCAATTGAGGCTTTGAAATAAACCGCGTTACGGTTTCATGGCTGACGAACGTCGCGCCACAATTGATATTCTGGCACTGGTTATAACGTTCTTTGGTATCGGAAGATATTTGCTGACTACTACGAGTATGTGCGGCATGACCACAAACAGGACAAATCATCATAAACGGGTTACCTCTTTATGATGTGGAAATTACCTGTAATTATACACAGGCACTATTCCTTATCCATATCTATATCACTGCTTTTGACTTCTAATTCTAACGAGGTGGTAAACCCGCTATTGTTCAGGGAATGACTCACCGTGACCAACGTCCAATAGGCTTCATCAATCTCAGGCTTAAATCCGCTCACTTGTACCGGCAATTCAGGAAAGAGATCCGCTCGCCCTTTCGCAAGGGTAATACTAAAAGAGGCAACGCCCCGCTGTATTTTTTCCCATGCGGCTTTCGCGGCACGTTCGGCATTGGTTTTACTCGCGTAAGTGTGAGATAGCACCATCACGTTACCTTCTTCACCGACAAGATACTCCCCTTGTTTCTCTTCTTCTTTTTTCGGTTTATCGGTAGTCGGTTTTCTACGGCGAATTTGTGATTGTGTTTTCTCTTGCGGTTTACGGGTATTTAAATAATTGGCAGTCACCCCAGTGTAAGCCCCTCTATCCACCAATGAAAAACGGTGCCCATCCCCTACACTGCGGGTGATTTGTACTAACGGTAATGCTTGACCACTGGCGGTGGTGTTTCCCCCTTGCACCATAAACAGCAAATTGCCGTTTTTAACACAGGCGGTGGCACCGTTTGATTGTCCTAAGCGCGTTAAAAAACTGCCGTCTGACTCATTGGTTTGGTCGATATGTTCAATTTTTACCGTATCAAGACCAGGATCAACCACCGCCGTGACATTATTGCGCCCTGCAATCGTTCTGACGATATCCCCTATTGTTTTTTGATGGTATGACATTTCACGGCGAACATTCAGCGTTGCCCTAAAATCGGCACTACGAGCGCGTAATGTCATTTTATCCGGTACACCTGAATGTTCTATCTCATCAACCGTAAAAGAGCCTTTATGAATAAGGCTTTCACCCTGCCAACCAAGATGCAAGGTCAACACTTCACCCCGTTTAGGCATCATTAATGCGCCGTCAGAATCATCTAACTCAATATCAAGCCGGTCAGCTTCAAAACCTCGATTGTCTGTTAATGAAAGTGATATTAATCGCCCTTGAATTTTGGCGCTGATATCTTCGTCACCGGCAATTAACACGAAAGCTGGCGTGCTACTTTTACCGGTGATCATTTCTGGCAACATTATGATAAAACTCCTTTCATCGCTTCACCGGCACCATTGGCCATCATGCCTAATTGGTCGCTTAAATCCCCCAACATCTGACTGATGGAGTCATCCACCCGTTTTAATGTCAGTGAGAAATCAATTTTTCTGGCGGCTCCATCTTGGAAAAATTCGGTGTGGGTGCGTTGTAAATCGGTGATCACAAACATGCCATGAATGGTGCCCGTACCATCAATAAATGACCACGCTTTACCGCTATCCGCCATTAACTCCAACGCTAACAATGAAACTTTACCGCCCGTTAATGAGGGATAAAGCGCACCCGATAAGGTGATCACATCGGTATCAGGGCCAATAAATTGTTGTGCAGGTCGGCGTGCGACACGTTGAGTAAAACCATGTCGCCATGTTTGTTGTTTTTGTAGCGATTGATAAGGTATGGTGCGTAACTCAAACACAAATACCCCAAGTGCTGCCATCATTACCACACCTCACTGTCTTGATAACGGCTATTTAATCGTGCTTGCTTGTCGCGCTCACGGCGTTCAATTTCCGCGATCACAAGCTGTGCGATATCTTGCGCGGATTGATTCGGTTGAGGATGAATATTAATTTCATAATGTGCCGGCGCACCTTGATAACGCTGTTGCTGAATGTTCACGTTAGCCGGTGCCGTGCGATAGTTTTCAACTGGCAAACTGTGCGGGTGCAACGGGGCATTTTGCGCCTGTAATGAAAAGGCACTGCCTAGCGATAATGCGGCTGTCGCTAACATGGCGGTGTGTTTACGACTGGTGATATTCGCAGGGCCTTCGACAATTTCAGGGCCATTTTCGCCGGCAATACCAAACTGACCACGCGGGATATAACCACCGGAATCATACATACCGGCAAAGTTGCTATTGTAAGAATCTAATGCAGACTGCACTTTCGGATCATTACTTTTCATAAACTCAGGGGTGAGTGCTTCTTTAGCGGCGGTTGCCAATTCCCCAATGCTATTTTTAAAGTCCGTCCATTTGTTTTTTATTCCCTGAATAATGGAATCAATCAAGTCGCTACCAAACTGCAAAAATTTAGCCGGTAACGCTTTGGTATCTTCGACAATTTCATCCCATTTAGTGGAAATCGTTGTTTTAAGGAATTCCCATTTTTCTTGGGTGTACTTAACGATTTGATCCCAATTGCTATAAATAATCCCCGGTAAAGTTTGTGTCATGAAAAAGGTTTTAATGCCTTCCCAGATACCTGAAATTACAGATTTAACAGATGCCCATGCGGTCTTGGTATAGCCAACAATACTATCCCAATGTTTTGCAATTAAGCCCGGGATCGTCCAGTTAAAGAAGATGTATTTAATGGCTTCCCATGCCATTAAAATGGTGCCTTTTAATGCCTGCCATGCGATAGCGGTGCGCTGTTTAACAGACTCCCACACTTTGGTGACATACGGCTCAATCTTATCCCAATTTTTATAAATCAGATAAAATGCGCCGGCAATAGCGGCAATAGCTAACAAAATAGGGTTAGCTAACATGGCTTTACCCAACCATAAAAAAGCACTACCTAATAATTTTATCGGTTTTAATAACAGTGTTAACGCGCCACCGCCTTTAATACCTAAAATTGACAGGCTTAATTTCGTGGCAGCCAATGGCCCTAACATTGCGGCAATGGATAACGAGAGAACACCCAGTGTGGTAATCATGCCCGCAATGGCTAAACCTACCATCGTTAGTGTTTTAGCCAGCTCAGGGTTTTCTTTCATCCACACACCCACATTAGAAATCACACTGGTAATACTTTGTGATATCTGACGCAATGGGCTATCAATGCCGTCAAAAATCTGAATGCCTAAATCTTCCCATGCAGATTGTAGGTTTTTCATATCCCCGCTTAAGTTGTCCGTCATGGTGCCCGCGACTTTTTGGGCTTCGCCTTTAGCTTTCTTTAAGTCGGCAACAAGGTTTTGCAACTCTCCCTTACCCGCTTGTTCTGCCAATACCGATAACGCGGAGAAGGCTTCTTCACCCGCAATATGTTTAAAGAATCCCGCCCGTTGCGCATTACCCATATTGGCGGTTTTCTTATCCAATTCAGCTAATAACTCAGGAAAGTCGCGTAAGTTGCCTTTGGTATCACGGGTTTTAATACCAAGTTCTTCTAATGCTTTGGCGGCCATTTTCGGCGGCTCAGCAAGACGCCCTAAGATAGCGCGTAATGAAGTACCCGCCATTGAACCTTGAATACCCGCATCACCCAATTTACCCGTTGCAGCTGCTGCGGTTTCTAAGTCAACCCCTAACCCTGACGCCACCGGTGCAACGTATTTCATGGTGTCGCCAAGCATGGTTAAACTGGTATTTGAACGGGTAAAAGCGCCGACTAACACATCACTCACTCGCCCCATCTGATCCGAGTCGAGTTTAAAGCCGGTTAAAATATTGGAGCCGATATCTGCCGTGGTACCTAAATCAATATCACCCGCCAATGACATGGCCAATGTACCCGGCATAGCATTTTTAATTTGCTCAGGCTTAAAACCTGCCATGGCATAGAATGCCTGACCTTGCGCCACTTGGTTAGCCGTAAATGCTGTGGTTGCGCCTAGCTCTCGCGCTTGTTCACGCAACATCTTAAATTCATCGGAGTTTTTATCTAAGCGAGTTAATGCCTGCACCTTTGACATACCGACATTAAACTCGTACCCCGGCATTAAGGTTTGTTTCGCGGAATACAACATACCGGCACCGGTTGCCGTCATGGTGGCACCGGCACCCGCCATTTTATTGCGCACATCAAGTGTCTTTTGATACTGCGATTTAGCCGCCGCCATGCGCCGCTCTTGTTCGGCACTGCGCCTTAATTGGTTTTCTTGCCGACGGAGCTGTTGCGTGGTGCGCTCAATATCACCATTCAGTCGCCGTTGTGCTTGACCGAGTTGATTAGTAGAAATGCCATTGGCTTGTAATGCCGAGCGCTGTCGCTGTGCCGACTGCTGTAATTGCTCATACTTGGTTTTAAGTTGCCCCGCTTCCCGTTGCGCTTTTTTAAACGCTTCTAACTGTTTTTTTGTCGGATTCTCACTGTTGGCAATTTCTTTGGCGAGAGTGGCAACACGTTGTGTGGCGGATTGGTACGCTTGCTGTGTGGAGGCTAACTGCTGTTTGATTTTGCGAAAGCCGTCAATTTGTGAGGCTTGCTGATTGAGGTTTTTTAGCGAGTCACGCGATTGACGCACAGCGGACGCCAATCGTTTATTACTTTCTTGCGCACTGCGAAAAGGTGCGGTTAATTTATCAACCGCACTCAGTACAACTTGTAATTTTAAGTTATTACTCATCCTGTTGTCCGCACCGTTTCGCCGCTTGATAGCGCCATGACAATAATTCTGAAAGGCTCATTTTGCCGGTGTCTGCCGGTGACCAATGAAAAATGACGGCAATATCTGCCGCCAGTTCATCGGTGGTTAATTCGCTTGGGAATCGGGCATAACCGACTTCGGTAATAAAAAATTGACCACCTGCACGCTCAGGTTTACCAAGTCGCCCGCGGCTAAAGACAGCACATCTTGCTTTGTCAGTGTTGGCATAGTAATGCGCGGTAGCACCTGCATCATGCTATCAACATCCATATCCATTAACGGCTGTAAACGCACACCGCGTAATGCCCCTGAATTGGGTTTAAGCACCGTCACTTTATCGATTTTGGTTTCACCACGCATAATCGGTTGTTCTAGTGTCACCGTGGCTTGGTCACCATTCACAACAACCCACTCAATTTGCTCTTTGTTTTGTTCTTCGATTGGCTCTTTCATGTTCTCTTTCCGCATTTAATTAAAGCCCCAGCGCATCACGCTGTGCTTGTAACAGGTCTTTACCGTCCACTTTTTCCACCATATTGACGATATCAATCTCAATGATTTCTTGGCCGTCCATCACTAACTTGTAGTAAGTGGGTTTTACGGTAATTTTGGTTTGTGTGTTGTCGCCCGATTTCCAGTTGCCCGGATCAATTTCGCTATAACGACCACGGAGAACCACTTCAACGGCTAATGTTTCCCCCGTATCATCACGCTGATAAGCGCCACATAAACGCAATTGAACCGCATCAATAGTAGATGCACCCCACTGGCGATAAACGTCAATATCAACACCACCGAGGGTAAACTCACTATCAAGCGCGCCGTCATCAAGGCCCATATCAATTTGCACCGAACCATTCATACCGCCCCCGCGATAGGCTTCTAACTTACGGGTGATTTTGGGTAATGTGAGTTCTTCCGCAACGCCCACATAATTGGCGCCATTCATAAATAAATTAAAATTCTTTAGTTTGCGTGGTAACGCCATGATTTACCCCTTGATTTTGTTACCGAAATCCATCAGGTATTTATCGGTAATACGCTGACGTAACATCAGATTTTCCATTGGTGGTACGGGTGTATAGTCATAATCCAGTGTGAGCTTGCCGTCTTTAAGTGCTTCTTTGCTATTTGATGTCGGGTCATACCAACATTCACCACCTAACAAGTAGCCCTGACTGACCAGTGAACGTAATTTTGCATTGATGGTTTCAACGATATCCCGCGCTAAAGATGGCGTTAACGGTTTATCAATTGCCCACATCTGCCCTTCCGCCATGGTGTCAGCGAGGACTTGCGCAGTTCGGGTATAAGATTCAAAGGCAAACAGCGGATCATCCGAACAGGTACGCGAACCCCAAAAACGAAAACCATCACGACGAATAAGCGTAGTGACGCCTTTTTCATTCAGTAAACCGGCATCGGTAGCAGGGTCTTGTAAATCCCAATAGATATCTTTAGAAATGCCCGTGACACCGTTAACGGTGATATTGGATAACGTTTTATGCCAGCCAATATCATTGTCTAACTTGGCACGCAAACCTAGCGCACGCGCGGTGGCGTAAGCCGTTGATTCGCTGTTGCTGGTGCTATCCCATGACGTGAAATCAGGGAAAATCACCATTAATTCACGTTGACCAAAGTTGTCACGGTACTTGATTGCTTCGCTGATATTTTTACAGTCGTAAGCCGAAACATAACCAAATGCGCGGAGTTTTTGACAAATGACCGCAATCTCATTGGCAACCGCTAATGTGTCGTGACCGGGTGCACCAATAATACGAGGCTTAACGCCGTGTTGGGATTGAGAGGCTAACAGTGCTTGTAACCCTGTTTTTAGCCCTTCTTCGGTGATGCCACCGATAATATTAGTGGTGGTTTCCGCTTCACTTTCGCCTTGCTCTACACGCACCACAACGGTGATGGGTTTAGCCTGATCTGCAATGGCTTTTAAGGTACTGGCTAAGGTGCCGGTTTTCCCTGCTTTACCGATAGCCTGTGACACATCGGTCAATAAGACGGGTTTGTTTAAAGGAAAGGTTTTTTCGTCCGCATCATCAGCGGTGCAAACCACGCCAACAATAGCGGTGCTGATAGTGCGAATGGGGCGGGTGCCTTCGTTAATTTCAATAACGCGCACACCGTGATGATAATCTTGTGCCATGCTCACGGACTCCTATAACTGTGTCCGTGTAGCATGAAAAATTAGCGGTTAAATTGCACGAAAGCGGGATTGTTTGAGTGGTGGTACAAGGGTTATTCTGGTTTTTGTGGCCAATCAACCATAGGCGCTGTTGATAAATCAACACTATCTAATGCTTGAGCATACTCCAGCCATTGCTCTAAATGTTTTTTATCACTTTCTTTTATAATATTTAATTGCAACTGACCCAACCAAATTTTTGTTTTGTTAATAACCTCATACATTCTTTCTTGCTTCTCAATAGTAGCGATTTCAATGTAACGAAAATTATCTTTCTTAAAAGTAATATTTTCATCTCTATCAAGTGAAAAAACATACTCATTAATATCAAGATGCTCAGGAAAATCCAGTAAATAATAATTTTCAATATCATCTGGAATAGGAACCAATTGAAAACAAGTTAAATCTGTCTTTTTTATAAATACAAGCATATTTTCAAACTCCTACCAGCCAAACTTTTTTTAAAGATACGGATTTACCACCTACAATCGTCACTCCATCTTTTTCTATTTTATACGAAATCGCGCTGTCATATCCTGTTTGTATATTAGCTGTATAGGTAAAATCTAGAACCGGAAATAATGGAATAACTCTGTCATAAATTTGAGTCATTAGCCAAGCTCCTGACGAATTACCACCAAAACTCATTTTTTTATTCCAATCATATCCTGAACCGTCATAAATTAATTTAACGCCTGCGCCTATCCCTTTCCCTATTTTTGTATAACGATTGTCACCTTGAGCTTGCGTTAACGCCCCTACATCACCCGCCGTTAAATTAATGTCAGCACTTAGTGGTTTGTTGTTCACCTTACGGGTATTAGGTACTCGCCCATTGGCATTATTGTTAGCATTGTTTGCGGCAGTCTGTGCATTAGATGCAGCAGCCTTTGCCTCATTCACCTGTGCCGGTGTTGCAGCACCCACATCACCGGCAGTCAAACTAATATCAGCACTTAGTGGTTTTCCATTCACTTTGCGAGTGCTAGGCACTCGACCGTTAGCGTTATTATTCGCATTGTTTGCCGTGGTTTGTGCTGCGCTTGCCGCAGTCTTTGCTTCATTCACTTGTGCAGGTGTTGCAGCACCTACATCACCGGCAGTCAAACTAATATCAGCACTTAGTGGTTTTCCATTCACTTTGCGAGTGTTAGGCACTCGACCGTTAGCGTTATTATTCGCATTGTTTGCCGTGGTTTGTGCTGCGCTTGCTGCAGTCTGTGCATTGCTTGCTGCGGTTTTGGCTTCGTTAACTTGTGCCGGTGTTGCTGCACCCACATCGCCCGCCGTTAAAGTAATGTCTGCACTCAATGGTTTATTGTTCACTTTACGCGAATTAGGCACTCGTCCATTGGCGTTAGTGTTAGCATTATTAGCCGCAGTCTGTGCATTGCTTGCGGCGGTTTTGGCTTCGTTAACTTGTGCTGGCGTCGCAGCACCCACATCACCCGCCGTTAACGTAATATCAGTGCTCAGTGGTTTATTATTAACTTTACGGGTATTAGGTACGCGACTATTGGCGTTTGTGTTAGCGTCATCCGCTGATCCTTGTACCTTACTTAAACCCGTGCTTAATTCGGTTTTAGTGGCATAAATCTTAGCTACCTCTGCCATTGTCTGTTTTGAGGCACTTTCAATGGCATCATTAACAAATTCACGAGTTGCCAATATCACCGAGGGGTCAACCTTTAACTCAACTGACTCGGTATGACTAACGGTTAATATCATGCGGATAGTCTGTGTTCGTCCGCTTCCCTCTTGTAATTGTGGCTTATAGGTTTCGGGGCAATTACCTACCGCAATTAAACTGCCTTCATCATCAAACAAACCAATCTCACGTATCCAGTAACCGCCTTCATTTTCAGGTATAACCTGTTCAGCGATAATCTGGCTGTCGTTTTTCGGATCAACAAATAAGGTATTTAATCCCGCGCGACGTTTTTCACCGACGAGTTTAGTTTGTTGTGTATCGGGTGTCGGCAACGTTCCGCCACCGTCACCCACGGCCATTTGGGTAATTTTTAAGGTGGTACCTAATGCCGTGGCTTTTGCCAGTTTATTGCCACCAATCACCGTTAATAAGGCGAAAAATTTAGCGCTCATGTGCGACCTCAACTTTATCAATAATGTGTACTCCGACCGCCGTTAATGGCGCACCAGACACGGTAATTTCTTCTGCAAAATAGGGGTAAACCGTTAACTCATCACCGCTAAACGTTGCGGCAGAGAGATAAAACTCACCTTGTGAATCAAGGTTGATAGATAACCCCAAAAGGTGCCGACTAACAGGGCGTGCATCAGCAATCAAACGCTCTAATTCGTCATAGATTTCTTGGGTAATACCGTTTTCTTGCACGCCAACATCAAGACGAAATGTGCCCGGCGGATCGTCGGTTTGCCACCACTCCGTGACTTTGATGATGTAACCGAGTGGCTCAACTACACGCTTAAGTGCGCCAATGGTGCCCTTGTGGCGATGAATAAACATTGAATCCCTGACCACTTGGCGCTTAACAGGCTCCGACCAGTTTTCATCCCATCGATCCACTGACCAAGCCCATGCAAGATATGGCAATAAATCAACCGGGCATGTGCTGGCATTCCATAATTCGCGTAAAGGCACGGGCAACGTCTGCAAGGATTGACAGGCAATGGCGGCTGCCTTTTCTAATGGGCTACTGCCTGACGGTAATAAACTATTCATCCGAGCCACCTATCGTTAAGGTGCTTTGGGTGCAATAGGAGGCTTGCGTTTTATCCAGCACCACGTCTTTAGTGGGTTGTTTTAACTCCACACGTTGCACGCCTTCCACATGCAATGCGGCATAAATCGCTGACAGGCGAATATCACGTCCTAAACGGTGTTGTTCTGTGATGTATTGCGTCAGCCGTTGATTTGCTTCTTTGCGTATCGGCTCCGATTCGGGCCCCGGAAAGAGGAATAACGTTGCATCAATTTGATAGGGAATAATTTTAGCGGATTGCACTTTGATGCGGTCAGCAACCGGTCTCACATCTTCATCGTTTAACGCGTGCTCAACAATGCGCAGTAATTCTTCTGATGCAGTGCCGTCACCCTCACGAGATAACACCGAGATAATGACATTTGCCGGTGTTGGACTGATCGCGGACACATCGGACACCCGACCATCGGCACTACGGGCATGAAATTCATAACTGCCCACCGGCCCCGCAACACTTAGCCCCTCAAATGCGGCGGGAATGCGTAAACGCAAATCATCGTCAGATTCTAAAATCGCCGGTGTGGGCGGAATAGTCTGGTTATTGCCGGGACGCAACACTAAGCGCGATAAATTATAATTCGCGGCTAACTGATCTAAATCTGCCCCTTTCGCATACGCCACCATAACCGCACGCGCGGACTCATTGATACGCTGGCGCAATAACAACTCACGATAGACGTTTTCTTCTAACAGCTTGGTCAGGGGTTCAGACTCTAACGATAACGTGTTAGCCACCGCATCACGTAAATGCGTTGGCATCGAGGCAATCAACGTCGTTTTGCGTTCGCGTAATAATTGTTCTGCATCTAACGATTCAATCACATCAGGCGGTGTTAATTGGCTTAAATTAATCGTTGGCATTATGTCACCGGTAGAGAGAAATTAATCGGTTGTTGGTTATGGGCGTAATAGCCGGTGATATCGACAATCACCTGTTCCTGTTGGCTATGAATATCAATGGCAGTCATTACAATACGTGGCTCCCAACGATAAACCGCGGTGTAACACGCCGACATTAATTGCAGTCGCATCTTGGCGTTAACAGGGCCGTCAATTAAATCGGCAAGCAAACTGCCATATTCTCGGCGCATCAATCGGCTACCAATGGGTGTATTAAAAATATCTTTAATAGACTGGCGAACGTGCTCAATATCGGTAATACGTTCACCGGTTTGGCTGTTCATACCGAGATAGTTCATTGCGGTTGTCCTGTATTACCATCACCCGTTCGCACACCACCGTGGGTATGGGCTGAAACCACCACGCCATTAGAGGACATTTTTCCGCCAACATGGGTGATATCGCCGGTCATTGTGCCGCCTTTTTGCACCGTCAGTGATCCCGTGGTTAAGTTGTTGGTACAAATAACGGTAGGAGTATCTAAGGTGATTTTGCTTGTCGCGACACACATAATGTCGGGTGATGTGACCGTGACCGACTCGCTGGCTTCAATCTCGGCAGTTTTAATTCCTGTAACGGTTAGCGCGCCGGTTGCTGGCTCATACTCAATCACTGCACCGTCTTTATACTCATGACGATGGGCGGTTAATGAGCTTGATGGCTCTGAAAAATCGTCACTAAATATTGCCGGTAACACAAACGAGGTGGTTAAATCACCACCGATTGACAGCAATAACACTTGTTCGCCGACACTGGGCGCCCACCATGAACGCGAGTTACCGGCACGTGCAGTAAGCCACGGGCGCCAGTCGGTTTCATTGTCGCCTGTTTTAACTCGACAGCCTTTTTCCGCACTGACATCAATTACAACGCCTGTGCGGATCAAGTTTTGTATTTTTCGGATAAGTTCTGCGATATTCATACCCGCAATGTGCAACGGGAAATAAAAAAATTCACGAGATTGGGATTGTTTCAAAGACGGGACAACTAACGGGAAAGGAATTCCAGTAATTGATTTTCGATATGTTTAATATCCGCCGGTGAAAAGCCTAATAGCTTTCTTTCAGGGTATTGAATTTCTAATGACTTGCCCCGCACACGCTCTTTCAAACCGTAATGATGCACCGCAGCAATGCCCTCGACTTGAGGGGCAAAGAAGAGATCAACACCTTTATCATTAGCTGACATGCGCAAATAACGGGCGGTGGCTAAACGCTTAAACATGCGAGTCTGTTTATTGGGTTTTGAAGTGCTGATTTTGTCTTTTTTCACTTCAATAAAACGCAAAATATCGCGCTTATAAAAACTGCGTTCAGCTTTCTTTTCCAAATCGTAACCGGTGATCACCTCGCCCTTTTTCGTTTTACGTAATCGCCAATTTTTTAAACTGCGCGGTTGCCCTTTCCAGACAAATTTCATACCCCGTAATACGGTAACCGTTGAGGCTTTTCGTTTGGTGAATGCCGTTCCATCAGGATTTTTTTGCGCGCGAATACGTTGCAAATTGCTTTTGCGTAAATCACGGGCAATTTCACGGGCTAGCTTTTTGCGCTCATTGGGTGAGGCTTTTGCCAGCATGGTGGCTAATGCTTGGGTTAACGGGCTGAAATCATCGGCGTTCATGAGCCACACTCTCCCAAATTTCAAACGGATCAGCCGGCTCTTCAATGGCACCGACAACGAGTTTATCCGCTTGCACATTAACGAGGACACGCTCAGTCAACTTTAAATCAATGCTAATACTGGCGGTCTGGTTGCTATCAATAAAGGCATCAAAGGCCAAATGACTTTGGCGTTTATCGGGATTGAGGAAAATGTCAGGCTGATGTTTTTCAATCCAACCGATAATGACCGCCATTAATACATCTTGGTCACCGGGATAATCATCAATAATAATATTGAGATTGTATTGATACTCATAAGATTGACTACGGGCACCGGTTGCTACAATCGCCCCACCATCAATAAAGGTATATAGCCTATCGGGATTTTCGCCTAAATAAGCGACCTTTTTAATTAAGGTATCACGCAGGTTTGCAGGCTTTTTCATGGTTTAACTCATTGATGTATTGCAATAATCGATTTGTATAATCAATCAAATATTCCGTTTGTGCCTTATTCTCCGCCATCATTTCGAGGAGACGTAAATAATCTTGTTGAGCTGTTTCGGTAAGTCGTGCGGGGGTTGCATCACCCATGCCGGCGGTGGCGGTGGTGCGATTATCGGAGTTGGGGCAATCGGCTTTGATGTACACCCGTTTAGTATTATTGCGCAACTCATCATTAAGCCGGCTAATATCATTTTTTGCATCGGTTAGCGCCTTTGTGTGTTGTTTATCCAGTTCTGATAAACGAGTAAGTTCTTCCTGATAGCGTTCAATAGCGTCTTGATGACTGATAACATTTTGTTTAAGGGCGAGGTTGTCACCCTTAAGCTGGCTATTCTCAGTGAGTAAGGCATCAAACTTAAATATCAGCAGTAACCCCATCACACCCGCGACAATAATAAGCAGTACGTTCATTTTCATCGTGGGATCTCAATATGAGGATAATCAGGAAAACGAGTTTCGACGGGTAAACTGGGATCACTTTTCCAGTTTTTACCAAAGCGCAATGTTACCCCTTCTTCATCTGCGGCTTGTTTAAAGGCTCTTAAAATCGGCTCAAAGAAATGCGGTTGCCATTCCATCCCCGGTTTAATGACAGAGGGTAAAATATCAATGGCATCGCCCGTTAAATGACGGCTATTTAATGTTTGCGAAACGCCCTTTTTGACGTTTTCTTTTTGCTTTTCAAGTGTGCGAACACCTTCTATCACCGCAAAGTCTGCCGTAGAAATTTCTAACGCACGATAAGCAATTTTTACTAACAGCGGGTTAACGCCAATAAGATTATTTTTACTGCGCTGACTCAATATAAATTTACTCACCGGCAACCTTCCTTAAAAATAACTTTCCGACTGCGCTAATAAATGCTGACCCCATCCAGCCCGCCATGCCCGCTATACCGCCGGCAATCTCAGGTTGCCACTGAAAATAACTGGCACCGAATAAAATCAATGCCCCTGAAAACATAGAGACAACGATTTGTGCAAGTAAAATGGCAAAGCGGAACGACTCCCCTTTCACTATTTTATTGGCATAACTGGCAATACCACCAAAAACTGCCATGCCGGCAATTAATAAGGCGGTAAACCAATTCATATTATTTGGATCTTTATAGGGCATCTTCTTCATACCTTCCCCCTTAAAGGGGTTAATCCCAAAGTTGTAAAATCGGTGTGATGCTGTGTTGTTGGGGCGTGTTCGGTAACTCAATCGCGGTGCCAGTAGGTAATATTGCCCCTAATTCAACCAGCCCCGGATTAGCTTCTAATACTTGCTCAATCATGCCGGATGACTGACCAAAGTAACGCCAACAAATATCATCTACGGTATCCCCTTGTTGGGTGTAAATCCGCATTAGATAAGCTCCACCGTGTTGTGGGTTTCCCCTTTGATGCGTTGTAAAGCCCATTGGCCATCACGCCACACTTCATCAATCACTGGCGTCATGGTGTCGGCTTTTTTATTACCTTGTGCGGTAGTATCAATATCGCGATAACGCTCGATTAAACTGGCTTTTGCAAAACAGAACACCGCACGCTGATATAAAATCATCAGTTCACTTTCTCCGTTAATCTGTTCAGCGGGCACCTCTTTTAATGTTTTCACAGCTTGACCAATACGCCACTGATACAACTCGCGATTCACTTCAATCATGGCGTTCAGTAACGTGCTTTTCAGTCGTTCCGGTGTCACTGTGCCATCGACACGTGTTTGCAATTGAAAATCACGAGTTTGAATATCAGGGAAAAAGCCATTATTTTTAATGGTTTCGTCTTTTTGTGGCACAGGGTTAGCAGAAACATAATCCATAAGAAAACCTTAAAATAGGTGGGCGGTGGACGAAAGAAAGCAAATTGCTTTTTCCGTGCCGCCCTGACGTGGTGTCACAATGCTTTTTCAGCGTCACGCTGGGCTTTGAGCACTTTATCTAGTTGCTTTAATTCGGTTTTAATCCCGACATTTATGTTTAACTCTAAGGCTCGACTTAATACGCAGTAGCTTTCTTGTGGTCGATTATTATCGCGTAGCACTAACCCTAAGATTTTATAGAGTTTTGCTCTCACTTCATCGGGCATATCTTCATCATCGGTCAAGGCGCGTGTACGCTCTAACGTTGCTAAAGATACAGGTGATTTCACGGCATACGCTCGCATGGCCGAATCAGCAATTTCTTCGGCAATCACGGTGCCCGTGGTGCGGTTAACACCGGGGATCACTAAACGGTTAGCTAATGCATAAACGGCAATATCTAACGCGCCTTCATAATCACCCGCATCAATTTTCCACAGCAAAATCGTCATTAAGACATCATCTTGCACGCCACTGCCGCCGGATAGCGCCCCATCAACCCACGGCTGATAATTGGCTAATATCTTGCGTTTATAAGCCTCTTTGCGCTCGCGTGACTGAAAATGTTTTAGCTCTTTTTTATCTGTCGCAAGACGTAACAGCATCATGTGATAGCCTTTCGTATTGCGACTAACATGCCCACCCAATTGAGTGGACTGTTGCGCACTTAGGCTCATGCGGTGTTTTTCCCACGGAGATAACATTATTTCGCCTTTTTATTTTCAGCCGGTGCTTCTTCGGTTACTGCGCTGTTGTCTGTACCAGTGTTATTTTCAGGCGCGATAACGTCAGTGGTTTCGGGTGGTGTTTCTTCGGCATCTTCGCAAACGATATTTTCAACCAATGCCACACCGCGGAAATCTTCAACCACGAAATCTTCATTGACTGACTCGTAGTTTTCGATGCGATCGCGTTTTGCATTATCCAGCACTTGGCGACGACGAGAATCTGCAAGGAAATAAATCGACAAATTATCAAGACGAGTAATAAAAAAGGCATTTTCAGGAAAGAACGGCGCACGTACAGCCGGTAAACCGCCAATACGTTTCTGACTGATAATGGTATCTGCGGCCAGCTTTTCGCTGTTGTTTTGGTCTTTATTGACCAGTGGGAAGTATTTATCTGCTAATAATTTACGCCCACAAATCACAACAAGACCGGTATCGTCCTGATATTCTGGATCAATTGCCTTATCAATGGTGTCTTGGACTAACGCATCGAAATTTTGATACGCGCGCCCTTTACCAACATAAACCGGTTTGGCTGTTGTTGTACCGTCTTGCGTGATACTGCCCATCACATGTTCAGGCGCACGTTCGCGTACTTTTTGTAACCAGCCCGAATTCACATCTTGCAGTAAGGGATATTTTTTACGATCAGAGTTATCGGCGCGGTGCGTACCATTAAAACCAATCATAATGCGGTCTAATGCCTGACGGCGGATAATCGCATCACGGATACGGGTTTGAAAGTCGGTAAACTTCGCCCACATATCAATTTTTGCATAATCAAGGTGGGTGTCGTAATTGGTTTTCTGGCAAAGATAGCTGTTCTTTGTCAGCTTAATCGGATCGCTTGTTTCACGGTCTTTTGTTGTTGTGTCAGTGGTTCCCGCGATAGTCGAACCGATGCCTAAACCAATCGCTTCACCGACTTGCTCATCAACCGGCACAATATTAATGTGCGTTAAAAACTCCGCCGATTGCTGGATCGTAGTTTCTAATTTTTGAGCAGCAGACGGCTCAATCGGTACTTTGGTATCGCTAAACTCTTGGGCACTAACACCGTAAATTTTACCGAGTTGCGTCATATACGCATTAAATTTAAAACGAGTTTCTTTTTTCATGGCTTGTTCACTACCTTAGCAATCCGTCAGCACTTCGCCGTTATTTTCGCCACCCGTTGCCGGCGGACGATGTGAGAACGAGGCGTCTGTATTTTCAAATTGGGTTTTTAATTCCGTGAGTTGTTGCGTGAGCGCTTTTACCGCTTCGCTTTGGTCTGCGCTTTTTAATGCGGTAATTTCTGCTGAAAGGGTTTGCACTTCTTTGGCGCACAGCTCTACTGCCTGATGCACATCGGTAAATCGCGCATCATCACTGTGTTGCTTTTTAGAAAACATCTCTTTAATGACGCTAAAAAGTCCCGGCTTATCGCTTTCTGGTTTTTCGTCAGTAAATTCGAGATGTGTTTCTTCTGCGGCAGTAAAGACGTTATCTTTGCTTTGTTTGCGCTCTGAAAGTGGGCTACTTTGTGCATTGGCACTAAATTGCAGCATTTCAGTGCCTAAACTCGCGGGGTTATCAGTCACTGCAAGACCGACCAGATAGGCTTCACCGGTATCTGAAAAACTCGGGTTAATTTCGACAGAGGTGTAAACTTTTTGACGTTTTTTATTGAGTTCAATTAAATCAGGTGTCGGATTGATCACACCGTATAATGCCAACTTACCTGCCAGTGCCCCTTCTTTGATTTCCTCGGTATACACCGATTCCACATCACCAAAGCGTGGTGCCCATGAATAGTTATAGTGATCGACATTGACCCGCGCACCATAAACCGCGGGATCAAAGTTTTTCGCAATTTGGGTTAACCATTCGCGGTCAACTCGACGCCCGTCCGTTGTCGCCCCTTCAACACAAAGACGAACCGGTTTTGATTTCTTCGACATGCACACTACTCCAGACTGCATCCGTTTATTCGTTGGTCTGTATGTTGTCGGTTAAAAGGGGCGTTAAACAATGGATAAGGTTTGTTTGAGAAATGGCACAAAGGGAATGAAGCGAATCGGTGATCCACGGTCAATAGACTAGCCGTAACTTAAGCAAGAAATAGTGATTGTGCAATGGCTATTACAGAAACATTTGATAACCGAAAAAAAGCAATGCACCTGTATTTTTCAGGTTACCGCATTGCCCGCATAGCGGAATCGCTAGGCGAAAAGGCGTCTACTATTCACAGTTGGAAACGCCGTGATAATTGGGATGAAATTAACCCAACCGAGCGCGCAGAGTTAACCGTTGAAGCGCGTTACTGCAAGCTTGTTTTAAAAGAAAATAAAGAAGGAAAAGATTTTAAAGAAATTGATTTATTAGGGCGTCAAATGGCGCAGTTATCCCGCATAAAAAAATATCAAAACGGCGGTAATGAAACGGACCTAAACCCTAAGATTGCTAACCGCAATAAAGGCGAACGCCGTCAGCCAGAGAAAAACTTCTTTTCAGAAGAACAAATTGAAAAACTGGAAGATATTTTTCGTGATACGTTGTTTGAATATCAAAAAGTGTGGTATCGCGCCGGTCATCACCGCATCCGCAATATTTTAAAATCTCGTCAAATCGGCGCAACATTTTACTTTGCCCGAGAAGCCTTTATTGATGCCCTGACCACCGGACGGAATCAAGTTTTCTTATCCGCCAGTAAAGCGCAAGCCTATATGTTCCGTGAATACATTATCAAAATGGCATTAGAGGTTGATGTTGAATTAAAAGGCGACCCGCTGATGTTAAGCAACGGTGCAACACTCTATTTCCTCGGCACCAATGCTCGCACAGCACAAAGTTATCACGGTAATTTATATCTGGATGAAACCTTTTGGATACCCAAGTTTCAAGAGTTACGCAAAGTCACTTCGGGTATGGCCATACAAAAACATTGGCGACAAACCTACTTTTCAACACCGTCAACCATGAGCCATGAAGCGTACCCGTTTTGGTCGGGTAAGCTGTATAACCGCGGACGCAAAAAAGAAGACAGAGTTGATATTGATATCTCACATGAAGCTTTAGTGAATGGGCGTTTATGTGAAGATGGGCAGTGGCGACAAATCGTCAATATTGAAGATGCGTTGCGGGGCGGTTGTGATTTATTCGATTTAGAGCAACTCAAAAAAGAGTATAGCCCGGACGAATATAACAACCTGTTAATGTGTCACTTTATGGATGATATCGAATCCCTATTCAACTTTAACATGATGCAAAACTGCATGGTGGACAGTTGGGAAGTGTGGGACGACATTCAACCGTTAGCGCTGCGCCCTTATGGTTATGATCCGGTTTGGGTAGGTTACGACCCCAGCAAAGGCGGTGAAAATGGTGATAGTGCCGGTTGTGTGGTTATCGCGCCACCGAAAGTACCCGGAGGAAAATTCCGCATATTAGAACGCCATCAATGGCGTGGTATGGATTTTCGCGCACAAGCTGACGCCATTAAAAAAATCACCGAACGTTTCTATGTGGAATATATGGGTATTGATACCACCGGCTTAGGGCATGGGGTTTATCAGAATGTTATCCAGTTTTTCCCTGCTGCGCGTGAGTTTATTTATAACCCGAATGTCAAAAATGCCTTAGTCATTAAAGCCTATGACGTGATTAGTCACGGACGCTTAGAGTTCGATGCGCAGTGCGTTGATATCATTCAATCCTTTACATCCATTCGTCGTACCACCACAGGAAGCGGTAACCGCCCCACTTATGAAGCCTCACGCAGTGAAGAAAGCGGACATGCTGACCTTGCATGGGCAACAATGCACGCCCTCTTCAACGAACCCTTAACTGGCACCACCGAGAACAGTAATAACATTGTGGAGATTTATTGATGAGCCGTAAAAATAAAAAGAATTTTAAAGCACAACAAACGGCAACCGCTAATAACAGCATGGAAGCCTTTACCTTTGGTGATCCCGTTCCGGTGTTAGATAAACGAGAAATTTTTGATTATCTGGAATGTGCGCAAATTGATAATTGGTATGAGCCACCGATTAGCTTTGATGGATTATCAAAACTGTTTCGTGCGGCGACGCATCATAGCAGTGCAATTTATGTCAAACGTAATATTTTAGTCAGCACATTTCAGCCTAACCGTTTTCTCTCTAAGTTAGACTTTAGCCGGTTTGCCCTCGACTTCTTAACCTTTGGCAATGCCTACCTTGAACGGCGTAATAATATGGTGGGTAACTTATTAAAACTCACCCCAGTTCTCGCCAAATATACCCGCCGTGGTGTTGCTGATGATAGCTATTGGTTTGTGCGTTATGGCTATGACTCACAGCCTTATGAGTTTAAACCCGGTAGCGTGTTTCAGTTATACGAACCCGATTTAAATCAAGAGCTATACGGGTTACCAGAATATCTGGCGTCTACTATGTCAGTGCTACTGAATGAAGCGGCTACTCTGTTTCGTGTTAAGTATTATCGTAATGGTAGCCATGCCGGATTTATTTTATACATTAGTGATGCCTCACAAACCCCCAGTGATGTTGATAAAATTCGTAAGGCAATGCAAAACTCTAAAGGTGCAGGTAATTTTCGTAATTTATTTCTTAATGCACCCAACGGTAAAAAGGACGGGGTTCAAGTTATTCCACTAAGTGAAGTTGCGGCGAAAGATGAATTTCTCAATATCAAGAATGTTAGCCGTGATGATATGTTAGCAGCACACCGCGTACCGCCTCAAATGATGGGGATCATTCCACAGAATACCGGTGGCTTTGGTGACGTAGAGAAAGCGGCAAAGGTTTTCTTTCGTAATGAGTTGTCACCGCTACAAAGTAAAATGTTACAGATTAATGATTGGCTAGGTGAAGAAGTGATTAAGTTTGATAAGTACACATTAGGTGATGAATAACCTCACCGCATAAAGAACAATACCGCCGGCACTGGCGGTATTTTTTTACCTGTAAGGTATGAATGTCGGTCTGACTAATAATAATAGTGACCCAATTCTATTATACCGCTTACCCCCTGATAAGGCGAATCCGCCTAATTTTCACCCTCTCAAAACTGTATTAAATGCGCCTACAATCCATTTTAAGCGCACGTAATTTATTTGATACCTAGGTAACTTTTTCTTGTTTTAATTGCTCTACGCGCTGGAAATTTGCGAGGAATAAAGTTTTCAACTCCCTCAAAACGCAATCGTGACCCCGCCACGCCCGCGCACTAAATCGACCTCTTTTTATGCACCTGCATGAGTGCCACAAAAGCCCGTGATATCTGGCGCCTTCGAGCAACTTTGATCCTTTTTTGATCTTGCAATATGATGCAATTAAATACAAATTTAATATTCTTTTAAACTATAAGGTATTATCTATACTCTTATCACTTAATTCAGTATCTACAATACTTAAAGACACCTTCTTTTTTATGCTATCTATATCATTATCAATTCTAACAGTTATAGGCATTCCTCTTTTATAAGAGGAAAAATAACCTTCAGGACACCTACTAATATATATCAATCCAGTAATATCTTCAGTTTCAGATAAATTAACGAATATACCATACTGATCATGTACGCTTTTTATTGTACCTTTAATGATATCTCCAACTCGATGCTCATCTTCAAACTTAGCCCATGCAGGATCTTTTAACCTCTGGCTAAACATCTTGACATTTTTTTTAGCTTCTTCAAAATTAGATAAATAAGAAAAATTACTATCACTAATAAAATTACTTGCTAATAAATCATATTTTTCTTGCCATGTAGATAAATAATCTATTAAGTATTTAGCATTTTTTGCCGCAACATCTTTATCATACTGAGTACTATACTCACTCATTGTCTCAGCGATATTTTTAGCAGTATAAATAGAGTCATAATAAGTATCTTCTGCAACTGCAGCTAAATAATTTATATCAGACACCATATCTAAATGAACAAATCCAGCAGATGTTATTTTTAATAAGTCATCATCATCAACAATATCTGTTGTCAATTTTTCTGATTCCAAGCAAAAGCTCTTTATTAAATAATTAACTTCTCTAAAAATAACAGACTCAGGAATCCCATATTTTAAAATACATTCTTTTAAATCCCTAACAGAAAAATAGCCTTTATATCCTGACATTCCAATATTAGAAAAATTATCACGAAACCATTTTAATATAATATATCGACTGAAATAATTTGGACTATCATCATTAATATCAATAGAAAACAAATTTTTAAGATAAGAATTATCGCTTTTGTAATATCTTTTTTTCATTCTCAATAAAACTCTAGTGATAATATATATTGGTAAAGAGTAGCTACCTCCTTGTTGTCTTATCTTTAATATTTCACCACTTGTAATATGGCCACTAGTACAAAATTCCATAAAAATTTCTAATGCTCTTCGTATATTCTTACCCGCTAACCCTACTATTATCCGACGAATCTGAGTATCATGTACAAATATAGCCTTGACTATAGATGTTAAATAAATAGTTCTCTCTTCTTTTCCACAATCAACTAAAATTCCATTACCTAAATCATATTTTATTTTATTACTAGATGCATTACTCATTTTATTGATAATTAATTGAACTCTTTTATCTAAAACCTCTTGAAACATAGGGGGTTCAATTCTAAAAACCATATCCTTTATTGCTGTATCTAATGGTGGCCTATTTCGATGGTTATCATATGTTTCATCTCTTAAGGGAAGCATAATTAGAACTCTAAACTCATCTTGCAACCATTGAGCAATTTCAAACATTAATAACTGCTCATCTCTAGTTCTTTTATCGCAATTATCAAGAACAACTATTATTAATTTATTTCTTTCCGAGCCTAAATAACGGGTATAACAAATTGTTTTTTTACTCAAATCAGAATCATTTTCATCTATAATATCAAATAGCTTCTCATTTCTTTTTTCTTCATTACTAATGAGTCTACCAATTCCTTTATTGAACTTATTAATTTCAACAGAGTAAATTTTTCTAATGACATCTAAATCATCAAAATCAATTTCAGGATGTGCAGATATACACTGCTCTACCATTTTATTTCTTAACCAGTTATATATTTCATCCTTATTAACTGGAGAGTTATTCATATTTATTCTTATCCATAAAATTTCATTTGATAATTTTTCAGGAATAACTTCTTCAATTAAGTGATCTATAAAAGTTGTTTTACCAGAACCAACACTTCCAATTAATAAAATAATTTTACCTTCCAATTCCTTTTTCTTTTCTAATCCTTTTATAAGCTCTCTAGGATTGGATAAATCATCTATTAATGTTCCATCAATAATATTAGGTAATACTCTATTATTAATTACTTTATTAATTGGCTCATAATATCGTTTATTTTTTGGGGAAGATATATATCCATGTTTAGCTATAAATTTCCTATCTTCAACACTATTTGGGTTAAATACATTTCTATATTCTGAAATCAATTTCTCACCAAATGAATTGAATCCTATCTCTTCATTTTGAATTTTTTCTCCACCCACAAATTTTAATGGTTGATGATATTTTTCAGGATAAATTTCTTTATTAATTATATCGGCATCTTTTTTTAATGTATTTTTTTTTAAAAAATCAATAAATAATGAGAAATCTTCACTGCAGTAACTCAATTTATCGAGGGAAATGACTGGTTCATCATTATCCCAGAATCCTGTTTTCCACTTTATTCCATCTGTTACTAATATTTTTCTTAATGGATTTACTTTACTTGCATACAATGCATTCACTTCTGTTGCATATAACCTCGCTTCAGAAAATGCCTCTTCTAAATCCTCATTGGGTCTTTTAACTTCGATAACAACAATAGGAAGACCATTAATAACAATAAGATAATCTGGATAGTAATTCCTTTTATTATTTCTTTTTTTTATAAACATTCCTCTTATATTGTGTTTCGTAAGAATTTCCTCTTTATCTAAACCTAATCCATCAGGAGGAGCTTTCTTTAACAATTCAGAAACAATATGTTGTTCGACATCACTTTCAGTAACAATCTTTCTGTTTATTAGTAAATCATGATTATGCATGTATTAACTCCCAAATAAAGAAAAATGGCGCAAACTTTAAGTTTACGCCATTTTAACTTTTTTGTTTAAAAGTACATCTGGTTATTTATACATACAATATATTGACTTCTTAAGAAGAAATGACTACTATATGTAGTAAATTTGATTTATTTCATTTTATTACAATTCCAAATGTCAATTTAACCAACTATTCAGCGTATTCACCGAATACGAATCTCACCACACAGCGATGAGAATGACTACCACAACAGAAATAAAAAAGTGATTTAAAAATAAGACAAAAAGTATACCAAGTCAAGCCCCATTCTGTAAGAAAAGAACCACTATACTTTATCTTATTGTCATTAAATTTTCTTATATTATAAAAGCTTATCCTTTTTCGCTTCTATTCTCTTTCGAAAAAAACCTTCGATATCAAACACTAATCTTGAAACATTTCATTTTCTATCAATGATATTGTTAAATTTAACCATGATTATATCTCTCCTTTTCTCGCTCTCTTTTGTCTTCACTTCTTCAAAATTAACTTTTTCGCTTTTCACCGATGAAATTTGAATCTTCCCGTTCTCAAACCAAATCACTTCATCGCCATAATTAAGGCGCATACCGTTCATCACCATTGACCACATTGAGTCAGGCGGTAAATCCAATCCCATTTTTTCGGCAAAGGCTTTAAATTCAGGTATCAAACGTTCCTGATTTTCACTTAATGACACTGTTGAAATTATTCGCTGACTCTTTTTATGCTCTAAAACCTCGCCAAATGATTTCTCCCAATCGCTATATTGTGAACATAGGTCGAAATATTCAGGCTCAGAAATCCCCCATACGGGCGATTTTAAGCCCCTTTCGTGTGGATTTTTAATATCGGGTGAACTGCCCGATCCACAGTTATTGACAGGACTCCGAGGCGCGCTGATCGCGCTTTTTAAAGTCAAAACCCGCCCTGTTTCTAACTTACGCTTATGCTCAATCGCCTCTATATCCTGCTTAGATTTACGAACTAAACGATACTGACGCTCACGCGTTTTTACTAAATCGCTACTTTTTATCGGTGAATATAATCCGATTATTCGCATCACTTCTTCATCATAAGAATTCGGCTCATCGGCAACAGTACGAGCAACTAATAACGTTTGTAGGTTACGTTTAACGTTAGGGCCTCCTTGATGTTCGATATAAGCGGCGAAATCTCCTGCATCGGCAGACGCTCTTACTTTTTCCGCTATATCACCCAACTTATCAGCGATACTCACACCACGAATACGACGACACTCACGCCATACGCCTTTAGACGGCAAGCCAAACATGTGGAATTGAGGAATACGCCAAGTAGACGCCCACGCAGTAACGGCTGATGCAACCTCGGTTAATAACTCTCCCGATTCGTCATCAACTTCGCCCTCTAGTGCATAACCGTCGATATTTTTTGAAATATATTTAGCGAGATAACCCGTAGCACCGCCTTTATTTAAATGCTTTGCTTCAAAACGGTGTTTCTTTGCGCCCCGTTCTTCGCCATCTTCTTCAAGGGCATACTTACGCATGATCTCAATCGCTGATGCACGTTGAGATTTATCCAGAAACATCATCATATGCCAATGGGGTGTAGCATCATGATGAGGCTCAACAACTCTGATCCCGTAATAGTTAATACCTTTATCTTTAAAAGCAGTGCGAATTTTCGCCCACACCCTCACTAAATAACGTTGACCATCTTTCGGAGTGTATGCGCTGTTATTCCATTTCTCGTTAATGAGAACTTTTTTCTTTTTCTCATCTTTAGAAACATTAATTTGCTTGGTGGGATGGTATTTTGAAGGGGTGGTTAACGTAATAAATAAACCAATATCACCTCTTTCTTCGGCAACTTTTTGAATACCTGCGGCTTGCGCCATTAATTCCATACGGCGAATTTTAGGGTTAGCGATACTCGCTAATACTTTTTCCATTAAATCAAAACGATCACCCGTTTCAACATCTTGAATATCCATCATTTCAAGATAATTCATATTTGCTAAACGCTGCGCTCTGACTTCGCGTACTGCATTTTTACTGGCGTAAGGTGTCTTATCTGAATTCACATCACCAAAGGCAATATGCAAAGACTCACGCCAACGCTGACGATGAGCCTTTAACTTTTTCAGCCACCAATCTTCATTAGTTAACCGACTTAATCCTGATAACGCATCTTCGGGTGTCAATTTCCCTTTTTGAACTTTTCCCCAAAACAATGGCGTTACATGTAAATAGGTAATCAACTGCCCTAATTGATGATAAATAGGGTTAATCACTTTTAGGTTAAGTAACACCTCACGATCACCGTTATTTTCAGCAATTGCCTGATCAGCCAATTCATCGAATAAGTTGTCACACGCGTTTGCAAATGACTTCGCCATATGACGCAATATTTTGTCATGCGCATCTGGCAAACGATTAAAGAACATGGCTTGATCAAAATCTCTATCTAACAAAAATTGACGTTTATCTTTCGCTAAACCATAGCGCGCATTAACGGCTTGCAAACGCTGATAAACGCTTTTATGGAACTTAAAGACCAGCCAGTTATGAACTTCTTTCGGCGTTTTCTCTTTTTTAAGATGTTCGATGTACTTAAATAAGCGAGATTTAAGAAAGCGAGGCAGTTTTTCAATATCGAATAAAATCGCTTGCCCCTGAGCCAATTGCTCACGGGTAAGCGGTCTTTCATAAACAACCGGCTCATGCTGTTTTCCATTCCACCAATATGTCCATTGCATATCAGCAGGATAGGAAACAGGAGGCTGAGAAAAATCAATCAGACGGCTAGCCATTACCGCACACCGCCTAAATGCTTCGGATCAATAATTTCAATGGCTGTTTCGCACAGTTTAGCAACGTGAGTCATTACCTCTATCAATTCAGAGATAGACTTAATTTCTGCGCAAATAACACGACTCACATGCGCACCAACAACGCCAGCAGTCACATTTACCGCAGAGTCATACCACGCAATCACTTCACGGCGCACACGACCATCAATAACAGTGACTTCGATTAATCCAAATTGTTTTTTCCAATAAACGATAGCAAAACGAGTGCCAGTAATATGCACCCCATTTTTTGGATCTTGAATATCGACATAGCCCTGTTCCATCAGCATACCTCCGGCAAAACGGCGATAATTTCTTTTGCTGATTGGCGGTTTCCATTTGCAGAAATAGAACGAGGCGCATCAATCTCGTGAATAATAAAACCGAGATCGGCATACAGCTCTTTGGCGTGAATGGAATTAGAGACAGTAATCGGGTTACCTTGTGATTGATTTAATGCCTTTAATGCTTGAGCTAACTCAATTTGATGAGCGTGAGTAAAATCCGTGTGATGATATTTAGTAAAACTACCTTCATCTCCCATATATGGAGGATCACAATAAACACCATCACCGAAATCAACGAGTGACAAAGTATCTTGCCATTCTAAACAAGCGATAATGGCATTAGTGGCTTTCTCAGCAAATTGTCTGATTTCCTCCTCTGGGAAATAAACACGGGCATATGTTCCGAATGGCACATTAAATTCACCCGAATTGTTATATCGACATAATCCATTAAAGCAATGACGATTTAAATATAAAAACCGAGCAGATTGTATATATTTATCACACTCGCTTTTATCTAATACCTTAATTGAATTAAATAACTTTCTAATAGCAATGTAATCATTTCTATGATTAGTTTCTTCCCATGCATAGAACTCTTTACGCGCCATTATTTCAGTATGTTCTACGACATTACTATATAAACTAATTAAATCCTGATTGGCATCAGCAATTAAATATTCGTTATATTCTGTATTCATCATCACAGCACAAGAACCGGCGAAAGGCTCAACGAGACGTTTTGTTTTTGGCAGGTGCGGGATTAATTTATCCATGATACGGAATTTAGAGCCAGCCCATTTCAGAATGGTTTTATTCGCCATTTCACACACTCCGATAATGCTTAGATTTCAGCTCATGCACTGTCTGGCAATCTGCACAGCGGGTGCATCCCATTACCGCAATACGGCGCTTTTCGGGTATTTCACGACCGCAATCTTCACATTCAAACGCTGATACACCTACGTAACGCCCTGTTACTGCTTTTATTTGTTTATCAAGCAATAACTGTGATTGTTCGCAGGCTAAATCCATTTCTTTAGACATAATTCCATTCCTGTGCTTGATGTTCGATAGACTCGGCTTCACCTTCTAATAATTGAAATACTTGTGAAGGCTCCATTCGTTCACTTAGTGCTTTTGATGCTAATTTGCGCAAACGAGCAGAAAAAAGAACCGCCCGAGATTTTCTTTCATCTTCTCGAACGGCATTAATTAAATCGGTTACATCACTTTCTTTAGACATAATCAGACCTCTGATAATCAGATATAAAAAGTCCTGACAAATAAATGTCATTTATTTTTTTAGGTGTAATTAAATAGGCATTGCTAATTTATTCGGGATTAATGCGCTCAATACTTTTATTTGATGAAGTGCATTAATGATTTTTATTTTATCTTTCCTCTTTAATAATAAATAATCTATTCCGTTCTTTTCTTTTTCTATCTCAGCAAGGTAATAAATCATCTGATATATACGATTATTTTCATTTCTTAAATAATCAAGAAACTCACCAATCAAAATATCATCACTATTTTTATTTAACTTACTTAATAAATCAGCCCTAACTTCGGCTGTTTTATTCATACCACTGACGCGCTCATCAAATGAAAGACCATCATTGCGATAATGCTTTACCACTTTAGACTGATAAAAATCATCATTGCCTTGTAGTTGCTCTCTTGCTTGAATAAGCTCCGCAGCATTCATAACAACACCTATATAGAAACTTTCACAAGAAACGAAACAATAACAATGGCACATAAAACCAGTGTTGCTTTATCCGCTTTTGAATATTTTTTACTTTTATAAGTAAAAGATTCACTGCTTAATTTATATTTATTTCTTTGCTTAATTAATTGGTTCATTGAATGTCACCTTTTAATAAGTCGATATAGTGAGTTGCTTCTGCCATTGCATCAAACTTACCGAATGACTGATCATCTAACCAAACATGATAACGAGTTATCGGTGTTACTGCTTTTCTTGGCAGTTTAATAATGGTGAAACCTCGATACATAAAACTATGCTCTGTAATTTGTTTCACCTGCATCTTATAGCCCAACCCATAAACGCCATGCGTCACGTTGTTCTTTTGGTAAATTCGAATATGCATCATCCATTCCACGATTAAATTCCGTGATACTCACCCATAATTCACCGGCTCTAGCATCTGGCTTCATAGGATCACGAAATTCAATAATGGGTAACTTACCCGCTTTAGCCATTGATCTAGTGGCTTCGTAACCTTTCCCTATTAATTCCGCAAACTTTGCGAGTGGCACCGCATTTACAGGGAATTTCACATTGATTATTTCTTTATTCATTTGCTACCCTCGTTAGATCAAGCCCTTTAAAACCCTTTATTTTCGGTTTTATAAGGGTTTTTACGCCCTAGGTGGTTCCGTATTTTATACCACTTAGAATTCACTAGATCAATACTCGGAACCAAAATAATGGATATTGCCTCTCGAATAAAGGCTATAAGAAATGCTGAAAAACTAAGCCAATCACAGTTTTGCGAAATAATGGATATGCCAATAAGCACATTAAAAAAGATTGAAGGTGGTCATAACGAACCAGGGTGGGTAACTTTAGAGAAAATCACTAATCATCCAAGATTTTCAAAATATACGCTGTGGATAATGACCGGTAAGTCATCACCAGAAGCTGGTCAAATATCTCCGGCTCTCGCACACAGTGGGCAAGAGAAAGAAATATCATCCCGCTCAGACAAGAAAATTGGTTAGACATTTTATATGAATATGCTGATTACTGTTGGTCGCAGTCAGTCAGTTACATCGGAGGGCTTACTTATGGCAATTAAGAAGCTCAATGATGGTCGTTATGAAGTGGATATTCGCCCAAACGGGAAAGATGGTCAGCGAGTCAGAAGGATATTTGATCGCAAAATAGAAGCTACAAATTTTGAGAAATATACAATTGTAAACGCTAAGAAATTTTCTAGCGATAAAGTCCAATCAGGAAGAATTCGATTAAGTGAGCTACTTGATAAGTGGTGGTTATATCACGGACAAACATTAAAAAACGGATCGATAGAGAAAAGGCATTTAATTAAAACAGTGAATGCGCTTGGTGATCCAACAATGAACCAACTTGATAAGCATGCATTACTAGAACATAGAGGAATGCGCCTTTTTGATGGAGTGAGTCCATCAACGATAAATAGGGATATGTATCGTCTATCTGGAATGATAAGCGCATTAAAAAAACTCGAAATATACAAAGGTGATAACCCATTGAGAGGATTACCACCATTAAAAGAAAAGCCACCTGAACTCACTTTTTTAAGTGATGATGAAATATCGAACTTATTAAACTCATTATCAGGAGACTATCGCCGTATCGCATTACTATGCCTTAGCACTGGTGCAAGATGGGGTGAAGCTGAAATGTTAGATAGCAAGCACGTTCATCAAGGAAGGGTAACTTTTGCCCATACAAAGAATGGTAAAAAAAGAATCATTCCAATTTCTGACTCTCTTGAAAAAGAGATAAAAACCAGAAAAACAGGAAAGCTATTTCATGTTGATTACGGAACCTTCCGAAAAAAACTAAAAATAGTAAAACCGGATTTACCCGATGGGCAAGCAACACACGTTTTACGCCATACGTTTGCAAGTCATTTTGTAATGAATGGTGGGAACATCGTAGCACTGAAAGAAATATTAGGTCATGCGAGTATAAACCAAACAATGGCATACGCTCATTTAGCACCTGATTATTTGCAGTTAGCTATAAAATTAAATCCACTAAAAGGTGATATAAAAGTTTAA